ATGATACCAGAGACAATGAGAGAGTACACCTATACCACCGTGCAGGTTCGTACATGGAGTACGGTCCTGATGGTTCTTTGGTTGAAAGAGTAGAGAGAGATAAGTTCTCGGTGGTAGTCGGGGACGAGTCTATCCTAATCAAAGGAGACGTATCGGTAACGGTAGAGGGAGACTATAATTTGAATGTAACTGGCGATATAAAGATAAATGGAGCAACAATTAATCTAAACAACGGCACCAAGGGAGCTGCAAGAATTGATGATACAGTTGCAGATGTAGACCCAGTAGGAGATGGCACGATATCTTCTGGTTCTGGTACAGTTAAGATTGGTAACTAGGTATAAATAAAAGATGGCAACAGTTAGAACAAACATATCAAGAACATTTAGTGATTTAGATTTGAATTTCACAAAACACCCTGTTAGGGATGATGTGAACATTTTAACTGCTGAAAGAGCTGTAATCAATTCAGTAAAAAATCTAATACTCACAAATCACTACGAAAGACCTTTTCAGCCAGATTTAGGTTCCAATATTCGTAGATTATTATTTGAAAATGCCGATGCAATCACGGCATCCTTGCTTGAGAGAGAAATACAACAAACAATAGAAAACTTTGAGCCAAGAGCGAGAGTAAAAGATATTAGAGTAATTGCTAAATTTGATAAAAACGGTTTTGAAGTAGAGTTGACATTTTACATAGTAAATGTAACTGCACCAATCACGATAAACTTTTTCTTAGAACGGATTAGATAAATGGTAGATCGCCTAAGAGTAACAGAACTTGATTTTGATAGTATTAAAACAAACTTAAAATCATTCTTACAACAACAAGACACTTTTTCAGACTACGACTTTGATGGATCAGGTCTTTCTGTGCTATTAGATATACTCGCATATAATACTCACTATAATGCCTATTATTTAAATATGGTTGCAAATGAGTCATTTATGGATACTGCTGTTCTCCGTGATTCAGTTGTGTCTTTGGCAAAAACTTTAGGTTATACACCATATTCAATTAAAGCACCAACTGCTACAATTAACTTTACAGCAAATTCTGATTCATCTTCAACAGGCACTTTAACTGTGCCAAGAGGCTTTTCTTTTCTCTCAGAACAGATTGACAATAAATCATATAACTTTGTAGTATTAGAAGACACATTAGTTACTAAGTCAAATAGTCAATACGTTTTTAGCAACTTAGATATTTCAGAAGGTCAGTTTGTATCATATAATTTTTCTCATAGTGCAACATCGAATCCAAAACAAGTATTTACATTGCCAGACTCAAACATTGATACAACCACGATTAAAGTAAGTGTAATACCTAATGTTTCTAATACAGCCACAGCGACATATTCTAAAGTATCGGATGTTCTTGATGTTGGCCCAACTTCAGAGGTTTATTTTTTACAAGAAGGTAAAAATGGCCAATTTCAAATTTACTTTGGAAATGATAGTGTTGGTAAGAAATTAAATGATGGTGCAACAATAGCCGTTTCGTACCTTGTTACAAATGGTCAGTCTGCGAATAAAGCAAATAATTTTGTATCTTCAGGCACACTCGTAGATTCTCTAAATGAAATTTTAAATGATCAATTAATCAATTCTGTATCATCAGCTTCAGGTGGTGCAAGTAGAGAAACAGTAGACTCCATAAAGTTTTCAGCACCAAATCAATTCACGACTCAAAACAGATTAGTTACAAAAAAAGATTATGAAACCTTTATTGTAAAAGAGTTACCAAGCATAGAGGCCATATCAATATGGGGTGGTGAAGATAATGTACCAATCGTCTATGGTAAAGTTTTTGTATCTTTAAAACCAAAAGCTAACTTCTTTATATCGGAAACGGAGAAATCAAGAATCATTGATGATGTTTTAAAACCAAAAGGTATTATAGGTGTTAATGTTGAAATAGTTGACCCAGATTTTACATATTTGTTAGTTACTAATGTTGTAAAATATGACCCTAGAAAAACAACATTAACTGCCGAGGCTTTAAAGGATGCTATAAGAAATTCTATACTATCATTTAATTCTAATTTTTTAAACACATTTGATAGTACATTTACTGAGTCTAAATTTTCTGAAGCTATAGATGACACAGAAACAAATGCGATCATAGGTTCTCAAGTCGATGTGAGACTTCAAAAAAGAATTACACCAGTTATTGGTACAAGTTCTTATGAGATTAAATTTAATGAAGAGTTAAAAAGAGGTACATCATCAGATAGGTTAGTTTCCACAAAGTTTTCAGGTTTTGATAATACAGGTACTCCACGAGAAGTTGAATTTGAAGAAGTACCACAATCATCGACTGGTATTTCAAGAATTAATATAGATGATCCTGGTTATGGTTATAGTGTAGCACCAACCATAACGATAACAGGTGATGGCCAGGGAGCTAAAGCTGAGGCAGTTGTAGCTGGCGGTGAAATAAAATCAGTAAACATTATTGATCGTGGCGTTGATTACACTTCAGCCTCAATCACTTTAACGGGTGGTGATGGCATAGGGTGTAAACTTTCAGTTGCTGTTGATGCAAAAAATGGAACAATAAGAACTATATTCTTTGATGAAGATGGTAATAGACAAATTATAAATGATAATGCTGGTGATATAGATTATGAAAACGGTATTATTGAAATTAATACAATTAGAATAACATCAGTCCCATCTAGCGCCGATGTCGATGGTTTAATTAGATTTACAATTGGATCGGAGACAGGTGTAATAGAGTCTACAAGAAATAATATCATAGCAATAGATCCTGAAGATGCTACATCTATATCAACAACTCTTGAATCGGTGACCTCTTAATATGTCTCACGAAGTTGATTCTAGTAAATTATTAACATCACTTTTAGTTAATAAACAAGTCCCAGAATTTGTAAGGGAAGACCACCCTATTTTCATATCGTTTTTAGAAGCGTATTATGAATTTCTTGAAACAGAGCAGGGCACACAAAATAATGACTTAACGAAAGTCTCTAAAGATTTAAGAAAAATTGGTGATGTAGACGATTCAATAGACGCTTTTCAAACAAGCTTTTTAAACACATTTGCAAACTTAGTACCAAAAGATGCAACATTAGATAAGGCATTTTTAATTAAAAATATATTGCCTTTGTATTTGTCAAAAGGTAATGAAAAGTCTTTCAGATTGTTATTTAGAATGATGTTTAGTGAAGAAGCTGAAATTATTTTTCCTGAAGATCAAGTTCTAAGAGCCTCAGATGGTCAATACGCATCAGAAAGTATACTCACAATTGGAGATATAATATCCTCTTTTTATACTGGTACCGGCAATAATAATCAGTCAATAATGTTGGCTCAACCTGTTAATCCTGATGAGATTGAAGTTAGAGTGAATGGTGTTAAAAAAGAAAATGATGTTGATTACTTTATTAGAAAAGAAGAACAAAAAGTATTTTTTAATGATACGATATCCGTTACAAAAGATATTGAGGGTAATGTTGTACCGGGGGTAAACACTCGATTTATTGATGTAAGAAATGCGCCATCATCTTTTAATTTACAAAGTCAACTAGAAAATGGTGATATAGTCCTTAACACAACTACACTATCATTTACTGATGGTACCTCAGGTAATTTAATAACAAAAACCATTACTGGTGTATCAAATGCAACAAACTTAAAAGTAGATGTAGCTTTCGCCGCAAATGCTTTTGGTGCAAATACATCTTTCTTTACTACAACTGGTGTATCAGGCACACCACCAATTAATTCAGACATTAGAGTAAGATATGATACTTTTGATGAGAGTTTACTAAAAAATAGAAGATTTAGAGGTGCAACATCAAATGCTACAATGATAGCTGAAAGAGTTTTTCCGAGAAGAATCGATCAACTATCTAAAATTGAATTATTTTTTGATCCTAGAAAATCAACTGGTTCATTCTCACAAAGTGAAGAAGTAAAATCAACAGTTGTTATCAATGATGATGTCATTAATATTTCAACAAATACCTTCTCTTCACTAGACGAGATACAAGTTACAGATGGTGGTAGACTATACAATGTTGGTGACCCTGTTACGATTATTGCAGGAGGTTTTGAAAGAAAAGCTATAGCTCAAGTTGCGAGTTTAGGCACAACATTTTTATCAAACTCAAATGTAATTCAAGGTGGGGCAGGATTTCAAGAGGGTGGTTTGTTTCAAGGTGGTAACACGGAGACTGGGTTTGTTTTGTACACAGTTGTCCCAGATATTGATGTTTCTGGTAATAACACACCTAATACTTTTGTTTTGATGGGGGAAACTTACGATGCCACAGTAACAAACAATTCATCACAAACGTATGCTGATTTAATTATAGCAAACGCAAATGGTACATACACTGGTGCTTTTGGTAATACTCAAGTTGCATCGCCTACTGTAGATTCAAGAATAAAACACGTTGTAAACTCAAGTGTTCAAGCTGTAAATATAGGACCTGTACAAAATGTTTTACTCGTTACATCAAATACATTAACAACAAATTTAGCATTAGATGGGGCTGGTGCTCTCGTTGTTGTAGCATCTGACACTACTGCTGATGTTGGCTCACTCAAAAGTTTAGGTAGAATTGGTATAGAAAATAGTGGTAATAATTATACAGTTGGGGATATTATAGAGTTTGCTAGCACAGGCGCCGGTGATGGTGCGTTAGCCAGAGTATCAGAAACAAATGGAAGTGGTTCCATAATTAATACAGAGTTTGAATACCCACATTATGAAAATTTTGGAACAGGTGTTAGAAATAATTATGCTTTTATAGCAACCGTTGCTGCTAATGCAGGGTTTAGAGGTGTAACTGCTGTACCAAATGTGTATATTTCTAGCATTGTTGTTGATTGTTACGGCCTAAGTCAAAGCGCTTATCCAAATATAAATGTTGGTTTAAGTGGTGTTTATATGACACCTCAATCAAATCACAATGGACTCACACTTGCAGAAGGTGATAACCCTGTGAGAATAGGTGATATAATTTCTGTGTTAGGCCACGAAAGAAAAGTAATCAATGTATCTTCTAATATTAGTATAAATGCGATAGGTTATAACACAAACAGATATGGTACTGTAACTCAAAACTCAGGAACTTTTCAATCAGTCTCTAGTAATTTAAGCCCTGTGCTTGATTCACAAGTAGGTAATACAGGTAATGCTGGTGGTTATTTGACAAGAACAATAGACCCAAGTTCACTTACACAATTCGCTGGTCTAAATGTAAGACCAGTCTTTCATTACACCTCAGGGCCTAATACAAAATCACAAATCATGCTTGATGATATTAATGTTGATAGTATGGTCTATACTTTTGGTGAATGGAGTAGTACACAAAATACCGCTCTCTCCTCTTTCACTAGATTTGATGGCTCACTACAATATCCATATTTTAATAATGGCGGATATCTTGGTGGTTATAACCCAACCACAAGTGTGAGTGATATGGTAAATCAATGGGAACAAAGAAGTCCAAGAATGGGGTCAAACACAGCGGATTATGGTCAAGCTTTTTCTGGCCCACTTACTTCATCCTTTTATTCAAGATTGATGGGTTTAAAATTAGGTGAATTTGGTGGAAATGAATATGGTGCAGGACGATGGGTAATGATGTCTCATGGTCCAAACGCATTACCACGAGATTTTTCAACGATTGGTAGCTCAGAATATAGAAATCATTTTGGTCAATATGATGATTTAAATTTTGCAAAAGGTCTAACAGGTACCCCATTTGTAACAAGTAACACAAATACTTTTGGTGCAGATGCTAATGGTCAGATAAGATATGCTGGAGATGGAGCTTTTGCCAATGATAATCACAACTGGCTCGAAAGAGCTACTGGTAATGTTATATCTGAAAGTGAACAAAAGTACATTTACGCAAACACATATAATGCAAATAATTCACATTTCTGGTTAAGAGGGCCAGTTATGACATTAAGTGAAAGTCCAACATTTACTTTTGCTTCTTGTTTATTTGGTGATGCTGTGGGTACTTTAAATGTACACTTTGATATTGTAGAAGGTAATTCAAACCCACTAGGGTCAACTAAACATAGTGGTGGTTTTATAACAGTAGATAGACCTTTTCCAAATGAAGTAGATTTTATTAATTTTTCTAATAGCTCTTATTTTGGTACCCGTGGTGCTGCAAACAGTTTAAATACACTAAGCATTAGAGCTAATTCACAGAATGTATTTGGCGCTCCAATGAGTATTGACACGCACTTTCCAAAAGGTGGTGCAGCTTATGACCCAGGTCGTTTACCAACCTCTAGTAACATTACAATTTTTAGGACAAATGTCTCTAATGATGTCGCATCGAGTAGCAATGCCACATTAAATGTTGTATGTCTTTTAGGTGATGGTGAAGAAATAGTAGCTAATGCAAATACCGATACAAAAGGCACAATAAGAACAATCAGAATTACTGACGCTGGTGTGGGCTATGATGCTATACCAGATATAGATTTAACGGGTTTAGGTGATGGTAATGCAACGGCTAGAGCTGTTCTAACAGATTCAGTATCAACGACAACTGGTAGATTTACTTCTTCCAGAGGATTATTGTCATCTCGTGAAAGAAAAATACAGGGAGAAAATTACTATCAAGAGTTTGTTTATGTAACAAAAGTACCAGTTGAATTTGAAAAATATAAGACAATACTTAAAGGTTTAATACACCCAGCAGGTTACAGAAATTATGCTGAGTTTGATGCAAAAGAGATTTCTAATGTTAATGTAGCGGTATCTACGACAACGGTTTCAAACTCAATTGCAGGTAGAGTTAATGTATCAAATAGCACAGTTGTTGTTGGAACTAATACCTCGTTTAATATTGCTGTTTCTCAAGGTACAATTGTTGTAGGCACCTCTAAATTAGCTGTAAATGGTGAAAATCGTGTTATCAGTAGTGTGATATCAAATACAAATTTAACTGTATCCAGCGCATTTACTCAAGTGGCAAATGCTCAATCCGCCACCATTTTGGTATAAATAAACAATTATGGCAACTAATTTATCAACAAAAACACTATCTTTAAGAAATGCAGAGGCTTTTGCAGATTCTTTTGTTGACGAACTAACTTATATTTTTATTGGCGATAGCACTCCATATACTAATGAAACTTCCCCACCAGAAATTGTAGAATCATCTAAAACAATAGATGATACTTTAAACTCTGTTATTGCTATGAAAAAAGTTTCTGGAGGTGATGTAAAACTATCTGTACCCAGAGTCGATTGGACAGGTGATACCAGGTATATGCAGTATGATGACCAAGGCGTAACAGATCAATTATTGACTGGTAATACTAGCTTAAACACAAAACCAATGTATGTTTTAGCACCTAGCACTAGAAATGTATATAAGTGTTTGTCAAATGCAAACGGATCTTTTTCAACTGTTGAACCATCTGGCGATTACTCTAGTTCTGCTGGTCTTGTGTCATCAGGTGATGATGGTTATGTTTGGAAATATATGTACAATATCAGAGATAATGACCAATTTGTTGATCCTAATTTTATACCAGTCCCAACCAGAAATGTTACTAATCAAGACATGAGTAGTGATACTGTTTATACTAGTTATAGTATAACAAATTCAAGTGTTGTTGAAGGTGAGCTAACCACAGTTATTGTTACAGATGGGGGTAGAGGTTATAGAAACTTAACAAATGTAAGAACTTTTGCATTTGAAACAACAAATACAAGCACCTCTGATGGAAAACAGAGATCTATACAAATAACTGGTGCGTTTCTAAGTGATATGGGACTCACAATATCTGATATAGCGAGTGCAAATATGTCTGTTTCTGGCACAGGACTTATAAGTCCTGATACTGTTATAGATGCTGTTGACCCAGTAACAAATAAAATAACACTTTCAAACCCAGTTATATCATCAAGTGATGGTAGTTCTTCAAATACATTGTCAATACAAACTAGAATATATGTAGATGGTAATTCATCAGGTCAAGAGGCTGCTGTTTCAGCTGTTTTAGGTGCAAATGGGTCTATTTCGTCCGCTAATGTTACTACATTTGGCAGTGGTTATTCCGATAAACTGAATGTCAGAGTATTTGGCACAGCTACAACAAATGTAGCAAGCTTGAGAGCTGTTGTTGCACCAAAATTTGGCCATGCGTTTGATATAGGTAAAGATTTGAGTGCAAATTCAGTTGTTGTTGTAACTAAATTTGGTGATATTGATTCTACTGAAGGTGGCTTGGTTTCAACTGATTTTAATTTTAGGCAAGTTGGTCTTATAAGAAACGCTTATAAATATGGTGCAAATACAGCTTCAGCGAGTCCAGCGTCTAACTCAAATTCTGTGGTAACAGTTAATACTACAGGGTCTAATAAAGCGAACAATGTAGTTCGACAACTTACAAGAGTTTTTGTTGCATCTGGTGTGTCATTTGATTTAAATGAACTTGTTTACCAAGGCACATCTTCAACTAATTATACGGCAGCTGGTTTTGTTCATAGAGTTGTAAGTGCAACATTAATAGAATTGACACAAGTTCAAGGAGAATTAAAAGTCGGTACAGTATTAAATGGTAACACATCCGGTGCTTCAAGGGTGGTTACACAATTAACAAATCCAACTTTTGAACCTACGGCTTCAGATTTACTTTTTGTAGATAACAGAACACCAATTACAAGAACAGATGGCCAAGCAGAGAGTGTTAGACTAACTATAAGATTTTAAGGTAAAAAATGGCAATAGACTTTAATACAACACCATACTATGATGATTTTGATGAAGATAAAAATTTTCATAGAATACTTTTTAGACCGGGTAGGGCAGTTCAAGCTCGTGAACTAACACAATCACAAACAATATTACAAGATCAGGTTACTAAATTTGGTGATCATATCTTTAAAGATGGTTCTAAAGTAAGTGGTGCAGAGTTATTTGGTGTTGGTGAAGGGAAAATAGACAAAATAACAATTAATTTACAGCCATCAATAAATCACATTAATTTAGCTCCAATTAATCCTGTTACAAATACACAAGTAAATGTTGCCAGTTTTATAAATGGGTACATCACGGTCCCAATTACAGGTATTGGCAATGCTAACGCAGTACAAACTGCAACTTTTTCAAATACAGTTGCGAAAAATATTTTCTTTGTTCATCACGCTGATGCAGCTGCAAACGGTGACCCAGATACACTATATGTATCACACATTAAAAGTGCAAATGTATATCTAGCAAACGGTGCATTAGATTCAGTTAATGCTAACAGTAATATTGCTTTAACATTAGCAAATGTTACTGTTACTGCTAATGCAACTATGAATGTTTACACATCTTTGCTTTTAGATGATGCTAATTTAATAACACAAGTAACAGCAAATGCAAATCCATATGGTGATGCAAAATTACTTGGTGTTACAGAGGGTGTTTTTTATACAAGTGGTCTTTTTGTAAAAAATCAAAAACAAATTGTAGCAGCTGACAAATACGGTAAAACAGCAAATGTTTCAATAGGATTTGAAGTAACTGAAAGTGTGGTTGATTCTTCTACAGATAGTAGTCTGCTCGACCCAGCTTTAGATTCATCAAATTATCTTGCTACAGGTGCTGATAGATATAAAGTTAGTTTAACACTTACAAGAAAACAATTAGATGATGCAACAAAATCTATACCAGATTTATCTTCAACAAAATACATTGAATTAGCACGATATAAAAATGGTCAATTAGTAAAAGATACATCAAAGACCAAATATTCAGATTTGGGCAGAACTCTTGCAAGAAGAACATATGATGAGTCCGGTGATTATATTGTAAGAGGTCTTGAACCAAGAGTTTCTAATTTGGGAAATTCTTCAACAGGTATTCTTACAGTAGGTAAGGGTAAAGCTTATGCAAAAGGGTATGAGCTCGACAAAATTTCTGATGAAAATATAAATTTACCAAAAGCAAGAGACACAGAAACAGTTGACTCATATAGTTTAGAACAATATTATGGTAATTTTGTATATGTACATCAGGCAAACTCTTTAGGTTTTCTAAGCTTTCAGAGCTCTGCTAATGCTGCTTTAGCTAATATTGCAAAAGTTTCGTTTCACTCTTCAAATATAGCAAATGGTGGAGCCTCTTCAACGACCACATCTTTTGCACAAAATACAAAAATAGGTGAAGCTCATGTTAGAAACATAGAATGGGTGCGAAATGAAAATGGTAATGGTGGTGGAAGAGATGGTAATATCTATAAACTTTCTTTGTTTAATATTAGAAACACAAGTAACGTACCATTGAGTGCAGCCAAAACAATTGTGGCCGTTGGTGTAAGTAATTCACTCAATGCTAATGCAAACATACACTCTACATCTATACAGACACATAGAACACCTGCAAGATTAGCAAACGGCACTAATAATATGATTGTAGTTGATGCCTCAGGTATAAAAGTTGGTGATTTAGTAGAGGGTCATAATGTTTCAAATAATGGACCTGTTTCTGCCGGTAATACTGGTTCGGCTTCTTCGGCTCAAGAAGGTCGAGGTAAAAGAATCGTATTTGTTAAATCAGTAAGCGGGACAAATGTGGAGCTAAGCTGCACAGTATTTTCGGGTACAACCACCGATTTAGGTGATGGATTTCTTACTAATTCAGGGTCAAATAATTATACTTTTAGTAGAACAATTTATGGTGATGCAAACGAAGATTCACTTGTTTTTCCGACATCATACAAATATATCACTAGTGGAGGTGCTGAGACTTTTGCTTATCAAACAAGATCACTTTTTGAAAGTGTAGACTTTACTTCAGGTGTTGGTTCTATAACAAGCACAGCAGGTAAAACTTTCATAGAATCAACAACCGCTGCATTGAGAGCTAAAAACTATCAACTAACGATTACAGCTTCAGGTACAGCCGCTAACCCTGCTGGGTTACAGTTTGATATGAGTGATAGTGGTGCTTCTGTTTCATTATCAGCAAATTCTTTAATCGCTACGATTGACATAGGTGATGGGTCATTTTCTGGTACAGCAAATGTATTAGCAACTTTAAGTGTTACTAATGGTGAAGCCGATAAACGAGTTCTAACACCAAGAAGAGTCTTTAGAGATTATGCTATAGGTACTCATACACAAAGAGTGGGTACTAAAACTGAAAAAATATCACTTGGTAGACCTTATGTTTTAAATGTAGAGGCAATTTATATTTCTGATGGTGATTATGATGCAAATAATACGCTTGAAAATGTTAGAGATGCCTTCATATTTGATACAGGTCAAAGAGAAGGGTTCTTTGATCATGGTACAATAAGACTAAGAGCAAATAATACTATTGCAAACGGATATGCAGATACAGCAAAGATAAATGTTGGTCGAATGAATGTTGTCTTTAATCATGTTGAGTCAAATGGAACAGGATTTATAGACTCTTCACGATACTCATCTGATAAGTTCAAATATGAGTCTGTACCACAGTTCACTAAAAAAGATGGTACAATAATATCATTGAGAGATGCTATAGATTTTAGGCCATACAGAGTTACTGATAACACACCAAATGTATACTCAAACAATAATATGATATTTTCTGGCATTCAAATACCAGATTCAGAAGATACAACAGCTACTATGAAGTTGAATTATTTCTTACCGAGGAATGATAAATTAGTTTTAGGTTTTGATGGCAATTTTAGAATAATAGAAGGTGAGAGTGCATTAAATGATCCACCTATTCCAGCAGATGATCCAGACTCAATTACAATTGCTAAATTAGGTTTAGAAGCATACACAGCACACGCAAGTAATGTTAGACTAGATGTGGTCAATAATAAAGGCTACACAATGAAAGACATTAAAGGCCTTGATGATCGTATAACAAGAGTTGAATACTATACATCACTCAATTTATTAGAGAGTGAACTAGCATCATCCACGTTCTTCTCAAATAATAATGTTGAATTATTAAGCAACGGTTTTGTCGTAGATCCATTTAGAGGTCATAGTGTAGGGGATGTCGCAAACCCTGATTACAAATGTTCTATTGATTATTCAAACGGCACACTAAGACCAAGATTTAAGGCTAATGGTGCTTCAGCCTTAGAAGGTACCACAAAAAATCTTAGAAATACTGGTGGTAGATTAACACTAGATTTTGGTTCTGAAGTTTATACAGCACAGGGTGTTGCAACTGGCACAATAAATGTCAACCCGTTTAATGTAGTTGGGTTTGTAGGTCATGTAAAACTGACAACTGATGTTGCAACTTATGCTGATTTTGATTCAAGACCATTCACTGCTATAAACACAGAAGGTAATTCTGATAACTTTGAGTATGGTGAAAACTATACAGGCTCAAGGTGGAGTGAATGGGATTTAATGACATTTGATCGTAGTGATGCAAAAGTATTCACATATTACGATTCTAAGAATCAAAAAATAAGAACAACAACTTCGGCCGAGGAAGCTGCGGCTTATAACACGAAAACTGAAACTGATAAAGTATATTTTTATGCACAGGCTCAAAATATTGATTTTGAAATATATGGTTATAAACCAAACACACCTGTTAAAGCATTTATAGACAATAGAAATGTGTCAGATAGATTAAGTAGGTTTGATTCTGATACATCTTCATATACAAATTCAGTAACAATTGTTTCAGATGATAATGGTTTTGCAAAAGGTAGAATAAAACTACCTAATAATCCAGATACAAATGAACAGTTTTTAGCTGGCGAGCATCAAATTATTTTCTGTGATGCAATTGTTAATCCTACTTTTCATACAACTTTAGCTGCTACAACTTATTTTTCTGGTTCGCCTAGAGTGGTCGAAGTTGAGGATAATAATGATAATCAGCGAGAAGTGCCACCTGAACCAGCATCATATGATTGTGATTTTTATTGGGATCAGGTAAATCAAAATCCAGATTGTATTACAATCACTCAAAAAAATAACGACTTAATTAACAGAGAGGGTCTTGATTCAACAGTTGTAAACAATTGGGGTCCAATCATATACTCAATATATCAAAGTGTTTTACAGAGAAAACCAGACAAAGGTGGTTATGGTTTTTATCTAAAACAAATTAACAACAACGAGATAGGTAGTGTTAGAGATCGTTCTAATGATGCTCAAGCTAGAGGTATTATTGAGCAAATTTTCAGATCATCACCAGAATACTCAAACATTCAACAAGGTGTTTATGTAGATCCTTTGGCACAAACTTTCTTTGTAAATGAATTTACGAATCCAAAAGGCATATTTGTACCTAGTATTTCTGTATTTTTCGCTACTAAAGACCCATCACTACCTGTTACTTTAGAAATTAGAAAAACAGTAAACGGATATCCAAGTAGTAAAGACATCATACTAGGTGCCAGAGTTACAAAGAACCCAGCTGATGTAAATACACCAACAGAGGCAAATACACCGGTTAAAACACAATTTGATTTTGACAAGCCAATATTTTTGGAGCCAGGTGAGTATTCTATCGTGCTTCTTACAAACTCTTCAAATTACACCGTGTTCATTGCTACAGTTGGTCAAACAAGAATTGACAATGGTCAAGTTGTTTCAGGACAACCATATACTGGGTCTTTATTTAAATCTCAAAATGCAACAACATGGGAACCAGATCAGTTATCAGATTTATCTTTTGAAATTAGAAAGTGTGCATTTGATACATCCGGATCTGCATTTACTGATATTGATGCACAAATTGGTAACTTACCAACACAATATGTGGATTACATGAAAGTATCAGCTCCATATGAAACATACTCAGATAAGACAACACTTTCATTTGAATTAGGTACGACTGCAAATGGTGACTCAAGCATGAGTAAGGGTATAAAGGTTTACCCTGAAGCTGATATTAATTTTGAAACAAGAAAACAATTTACTGCAAGTGCTGAGGCGAATTTAAGAGTCAGGATGTCTACAACAGACGCTGATGTTTCGCCTACATTTGATTTAGATTCATGTAGATTTATTTTTGCAGAAAATTTAATAGAGAGTTCAGCAAATACAACTGTTACAGATAGACCAGAGACACTAAATGAAGCTGGTGGTGCTCAATCTAAATACATTACTAAGAAAGTTAAATTGGCTGATGATTTTGATGCTACTGGTCTTAGAGTTATATTAGCTAAAAATTTACCAGAAGGATCTTCTATTCAAGTCTATTATAGAGTTCAATCAGCTGTAGACTCTTCTGAGTTTGATAATTTGCCATATACTGAGATGACACAATATACACCATCTGTAGTATCACAAAATTATACGGACTATTATGACTGTGAATATAGAGCTGATGAGATAACTTATGAAAATGCAACCTCAACATATGATAACTTTAGATATTTTCAAATTAAAGTTGTATTTCATTCAACTAATACTTCCAAAGTGCCAACAGTTAAGAACTTTAGGGCAATAGCATTATCGTGAGTATACTAAAAGTAAAAGACCATAAAAATCTTGTGAGAGATTCAAGAACAAAGGCTATCTTGAATACAGATGTAATAAGAATGATGGAAGTCAAAAGAAAAAAACAGCAAGATGTAACATTAGATAGTCTAACACAAGAGGTCAGAGTCATTAAAGATGAGTTTCAAGAAATAAAAACTCTACTCAAACAAATCGTAGCTAAGAGATAACTATGGCAATTATAAGAAATATAACAACAGGGAACACATTTCAGCAACACGTTACAACAACGGCCGAAACTGTACAAAAACTTAACCATCTAACTGATGGTACAATAAACGATAAGTTTTATGCAAACACGGATGTTTTAATTGATGGTAATCTTGATGTAACGGGTAATATTTCATTAGACGCCTCTGATTTTGATAATTTAACTATGAACGGAAATTTAATACTTTCCGATTCTGAGTCGGTTGTTTATAAAGAAGGTGCGTTTACATCGGGTGAAACATCTGCTCGATATATTATAACTGGTGATGGTTCTAATTATGTTTTTACAACAGCTGATGGCACTACAAGTAACGACCCTGATTTATATTTTAAACCAGGTAATACATATGCCTTTGACTTAACCGGTTTAGCCGGTGCTCATCCATTTGTAATTCGCACAACAGATGCAAGTGGATCAGTAGGTGATGGTGGCACATATATGAATGTTGGACTCACTCATATAGAAACACAAAATAATGGCAATAGAGTTGTTGTATCAACTGGTTATAGTGCTCAAAGAAAAGTTGGGGGTATTTTGTATATGCAAATACCAGCGGGGACTGCTAATATGGGTGATACTTATTATTATCAATGTACAGTTCACCCCTCGATGGTTGGTCCAATAACAATAGAAAATAGTGTTAAAGCCGCCTTCGCAAAGGCCAATTCAACAGTTTCAGATGCAATAGCATTATCGGTTGCTCTATCCTGATATATAAATAAAGAAAAAGAGAGAAAGATATATGGCAACAAACAGATTTAGAAGTCATTTCGCAACAGCCACCACAGGGGCGGCTGCAGCTGCATTTACTAATTCAGAAAATGCAACTGATAAAATAGTTGTGGGTATGACCATATCAAACATAACAAATATTGCACAAACTGCTAGTGTTTATGTTCACAGTAATACTACTGATCAACTTTTTTCATTAGTTACTGATGCGAGTATACCTGCTGGAGGTTCTTTAGTACCAATAGGCGGAGACCAAAAAGTTGTCATAGAGCCAGGGGAAAGTATTAATGTGAACACTTCAGGAGCGTTATCTTGTCATGTTGTTGTGTCAACACTAGAAATTTCGGATCTATAAGGTAGAATATGGGAACATACATTGGTCGTGCTCCAGAGACAGAACTATTTGAAAGAACTACCGATATTTTCAATGGTAATAATACAGCAACGAGTTTTACACTTACAAAGGCTGTTTCAGACCCAAAAGAACTTGATGTATATGTAAATAATGTACACCAAGACCCTTTTAATGCCTATACTGTAACATTTGCAAATAGCTCAATAAATTTTTCAGAGGCGCCTACAGCAGGTGCAAATAATGTTCTAGTTGTAGGTAGAAGTAGACAAAGAGTAGGTATATTTGTACCAGATGATAAGTCAATTACATCAGCTAAGTTTGCTTCAGGTGTCGCAATTGGAGATGAGTTATTAACAACAACAGGGGTATCCGCTAATTCATATGGTGCTCAAGATGCAATACCAGTTATTACAGTAAACGACAAAGGCCGTGTTACAAATGTTCAAAGCGTAGCCGTAAACATACCAGTTGCTTTTGAAGCCGCAAATGCCTTACCAACAATTTTATTACTTTCAGGAATGTAATCATGCCACAGATTTTTAAAAGATTAGGAGCAATTAATTCAACTGCAAATACACAAGCAAATTTATATGTAGTGCCATCAGGTAATTCAGCTGTTGTATCAACAATTACAGTTTGCAATCAAACAGGTGCAAATGGGTCTTATAGTTTGATGGTTCAAGATTCATCTGAATTTAGTAACCCAGCTGCAAATGCTACAATGATCGTAAGAGGTGCATCTGTGCCTGCAGCTGATACAGTTGTATTAACGATGGGACTTACGATGAATGCTAATTCTATATTATCAGCTAATGGTAGTTTTGTCGATATATCATTTTCAGCCTTTGGTTCTGAGGTATCTTAATGGAGTTTTTGAATGTCAATAAAACTTACATCTAGGAGCTTTGCAACAAAATTATCTGAAATTGGCATACGAAAAAATGAGATAACAAAAGCTAATACTGGTACTGCAAAATGTTTTAGTGTGAGACCAAGAGGTTATGCTTATCCCGTAGGATTAAATTCATTAAGAATATTTGGTAATGTGGCCGCTAATAGCACAGTTACGGGTGGTGCTACCACAATAACACAAGGTACTGCCGATAGCCCAACTCAAAATACAACTCATGTATTTACATCATCAGGTCAGTTCAATCCAGGATTTACAGGTACCGTTGAATATTTTTTAGTTGCGGGTGGTGGTGGCGGCGGTTATCAAATAGCAGGTGGGGGCGGCGGTGGAGGTATCATATTTACAAATGACTACCCTGTTACTCATGGTGCAAATGTTTATGTAACAATAGGCGCTGGCGGTGCAAGTGCAACAAGAGGTGCTAATACTACGATAGAGGCGAATACTGTAGCAAGTGTACTTTGTCATGGCGGAGGTCAAGGCGGTAATGGTACAGGTGATAGTATACCTGGAGTACCAGGAGGATGTGGTGGTGGGTCAAGTAGAAAAAGATCAGGACCTACAGCTGGTTCAGGTGGTCTAGCAGTAAATCCAATGCCGGGTCCATCTTATAGTCTGGCTTACGGAAATGCAGGAGGCAGAGGCTCTGATACGGGTAATCCAGATAATAATGGCCAAGGTGGCGGCGGTGGCGGAGTTGGTGGTGCTGGAGGTAATGCTTCACCCACAGTAGGTGGTGTTGGTGGGGTTGGGCTTGATTTTGTTCAATCACCTGATATGACAACACCTCTTCATTATTGTGCAGGCGGAGGAGGTGGCTGTTGGGATGGCACAGGCGGTGGTGCTGGTAATCCTATTGCAGGTGCCGGGTCTCCTGGTCAACCCCCAGCTGGCGCAGCTGCAGGAAACGGAACGGCAAATAGAGGTGGTGGTGCCGGTGGTGGAGGTTACGGCGGTAATCAACCGGGTGGCACAGGTGGTAGTGGTTTCGCTACAATAAGATATCTATCTATAAATGAAACATTATTTCGATATATAATAAATTAAAGATATGGCAAAAAAAGTAACTTTTATGAATGTAAGACCTGAGGGATTTGAATTTCCTGTAGGTTTAAATAGCAAATTGGTCAATACTGACACAAGAGTCAATGTCGGACAACAGTTGGCTACATCTGCACCATCAGGCCTTACAAGCCCGACTTCTCCAGAAGGTCAACAGAATTATATTGGGCCTGATACCCCTGGTCCAGGTCAAAAAGTGAATCATATATTCCGACAATCAGGTTCATTTACAGCTGGTTTTACTGGCAATGTAGATGTGATTATAGTTGGAGGCGGTGGTGCTGGTGGCGGAGGTTATGGTGGCGGTGGTGGCGGAGGCGGTGTTATATGGGCCAGCTCTGTTACAGTTCATAGCGGCCAAAGCTACCCAATAATCATTGGTGCTGGAGGAACTAACCCAGCTCATAACCCACCACAAAATGGAGGCCAAGGTTCAAATACTGAAATGGTTTTTTATGATGGTGCTCACCCCATGTGTAATTCTACAGGATATTTACTGGCGTATGGCGGTGGTGGCGGTGGTGCGGTAGGCCGATCTGGACAAAATGGAAACCCTGTTGCCCAATCTGGTGAAGGCACTGCTCCAGGTAATGGTTATACAGGAAGTGGTGGTGGAGGTGCAGGAGTCGGTGCAAACTATATTGAAGAATGTATAGGTGCCATAGGTAAACAAGACCCAAATTATGCAGATTATTATCCTGTTGATGGTGGACAATTAGAACCTTTACACCCTACTATTACAGGACCCGCAATCGTTAATAACCCAGTAACATCGCCATTACCTGGACCACCTACAAATCCGACCGGTCATAGAATAAGTTTTGCTCCATTTTATCCGTATCCAGGTATGAACCCCCCAATGCCAGCTCCTCAATACACCAGTGGAGGTCGTGGGGGACTTGGAGCTAACAATCAATATGGTATGCCTGGAGGTTGGGGTTCAACTTCAGGATATTATAGAGATTCAGCATTACCTTCCACCTACCCTGCCGGAGCTCCGTATCCAGGAAGCGGGCCGCAAACTGCTGGTGGACCAGTACAAACAGGTGGCGGAGGTGGTGGTGCATTTGGACAAGGTTTAGGATACGGAAGAAACCCACCATCCCCATACCCAACTGGCACCCCACTTTGGGGATTTGGCGGTGATGATTTTCGTGCTACAGTAAAAGGTGTTGTACCAGTTGCATCATTAGGTGCTGGTGGGTCGGGTGGTACAAACGGTCCACCAAGAGGTGGTGGTTCAGGTGCCGGCGGTGGAGCATCTAGCGGGAGAAATCCAATCTCAGCACCACCATCTTTTCCTGGACAAGATAGATATTACAGTGCTACTTCAGGTCAAGCTAATCTAGGTGGCGGAGGTGGAGGTGGAGGGGCTCCTGGCACCTATAATCCATTTTTTGCTAATGAGCCTGGCCCCTCTTACAACCCAGCCTATGTTGAAGCACCTGGATCTGGTGGTAGTGGTGTTGTATATGTTATCTATGATGCTGTAACTGGAGAAACAT